TCTTCTTTTATATAAGGAAGAACTTTGCGACCATATTCTTCACTGTTTATTAGATTCGCAAAGATCAGATTTGATAGACTCATTGGAGCTCCATGGCTTTAGTTTAAGTATACCATTACAGAAATTTTCGGCAATAGATTGTGCATAGTGGGTGTTATGCTCTTTGATTTCCACACCACCCACTATCACTTCATCTTGATAAAATTCTACATAAATTGAATTTGATATAGAATTAATTACAGCATATTTTCTACCATCGGTACTATAGAATGTATTCAGCCAATTTTTATCATTCATTTTCTTCTTCAATCATATCAGTTGATGATAAACTATACTTGTTTTTAATCCAAGTTGAGAAGTCTGTGTTTTCTAGAAGAGTTTTCCAGAAATCATTGTTATCAATAATATCTGCTGCACGCTTATTTGGACCTAGTTCACCAGTTTCTTTATTCAAAGTTGCATACCAACCTTGCTTTGGTTTTGTAATATACCCTGCTTCCAGAGCTAAGTCAAGGAATCCCGACCACTTATTGATACCAGAATCAAAATTTACTGTAATGGGAATCTTAGATTTTTCTTTTACATATCTAGATTTTTCAACATTGATAATAAAGTGATAACCTTTAAGTTCTTTATCATCCTTATCTTGTTGACGACCGATGATCCAAATGTTATCGGCAGAATAATATACACCGGTGCCACCACTGACAACTGCCTTAGAATATAGTTCCTGTGTCATATAGATATGATTTACAACAACCATAGGAATGTCTTTAAGCGTTAGATGAGGTGTTACCATTCTGAATAGTGACTTGAGTTGTTTAGCCCGAGTCATATCAGCAGCAGAACTTCCTTTTAGAGCATCCTCTACTTCTTTCTTTGAAGCAAGATTGCCCACGGAGTCAACCACAATCATAACTTTATCTTCACGCTTAAGTTCACTCAATTGTTGCATAATATCAAACTTTAATTGTTCAATATCCGTAATTGGTGTGTGGACAACGGATTCTAGTGGAACACCAAATGAAGTAAAATAAGATTCTGGTGTGCCAAATTCTGAATCATAAAATAGAATTATACCGTCAGGGTATTTCTTAATAAATGAAGAAGCCATAAGAAGACTGAAAGCGGTTTTAAAGTGTTTTGATGGTGCCGCTAGAACCAATAGGCCTGGTGTAAGTCCACCATCCAAATTACCACTCAGAGCAATATTAATGCCAGGAACTGGTGTGTGGATCATATCCTTTTTATTAAAGATCTTTGAATCCGTAAGTGTGGAAGTAAAATCAACTGTGCTATTTTTAATAAGACGAGAACGTAAATCGTTCATAATTTCTCCAATATATCTGCAATAATGAATTATATATTAGTCAATGTCAACTGTCAACCAAAACATTGATCTTTCCAATAAACTCATCAATTTTCTTGATTCTATCTTTACCATTCCATTTAATAATATCCTTTTCAGGATTTTGCTTTAAATTTTTTAAGAATGGTAAAATCATAGCCCTAAGCTTTTCGAGCTTTTCGGTTGCGGTATCAATTTCAGCTGTAAGTTCAGTAGAATCTGCAAATGAGAATCCAAAGTCATGCTCTTGCATTTTTATTTCCTTATATTCACAATTTGGTTCACATTCACGATATAATCCACATGGGCATCCAGCGCCATAATCGTACTTAGCCAAAGAACGACTCCAATGTGCTACGCTTTTCTACATCCCAACCAATAATTTCTACAATGCCCTTGATTGGTTCTAGAAAAGACTTGTTAAACTGAGAATCATAGTCAATATATTTTGTGAAATCAAGTTCCTCAGGTAGTTCATCAGGAACAGAAATAACGTGCTCCATAAGTGGATTTGGTAATTTCAGATAGGCAAACTTGATTTTGTCACCATCACCAATGAGTTGATATTTCTTATCAAGCTCACGTTTTTTAATCAAGTTATTATAAAGTAGAGCACCCTTTACATGAATTGGAGTGCCTTTAGAATAGATAGTATTACGATCATGATACTTTTCCATCCCATTCATACCACGTGGAAATGCAACATCCTCAAATGGAAGTTTCATGAAATCATTCCTAAACCTATCAATGAATTGATGTAGAGTTTCCTCATCATTATTCATAATAATACTGAGACACTTTTTAATGTGTGCTCGGCATACTTTAGGAGTAGAGGATCGAACGGCTTCAATACCTTGAATTTTAAGTTGTGGTTCAGTAAATTGAACACCCTCAATATTCCAGGCATTTAGAATGTACATCTTTGCTGCTTTCCAGATACCCTTATCAGCAATTGTTTCACGCTTCATAAACATCTTTTTATCATAGGAATGCATGTAATCTGCTAAATCATCAAAAGATTTTTTAATTACATTTTGAATCTTTGTATTGCAAAACTTATCTAACACTTCTACAATTTTTAGAGGATCGGCGACCCCTAGAATATTTACTAGTGGTTCCATATTAATATAGAGTGAGTCTGTGTCGGATGCAATCACATAATCAACTGCTTTGGTTTTAAGAACGGTGTTAAGATATTCATTGATATATCGTTCAACCCACTGAATAGCAAGCTGACCAGAGGAAGTGATAGCCTCTGCCATATCAAAATCGAACCAACGGAAATATTGATTTGATAGAGCACCATAGAAACTGTTCAATTGGATCTTTTTTGCAAGCTGTAGATTATGATATCTAGCAACTTCATTAGTAGTCATTTTTCGTTCCAGAGAGTCTAGAGCAGTAGTCTCTAGTTTCTTTTTGGCTTCAAGCATTTTGTCTTTATACTTGGCACGATCATTAAACATCTTTTCCATAAGTGCTGGTGCAAAGCCCTGCTTTTGCTTGGTAAATTTTACACCATTTGCCGCATATGAATATCCATGATCTTCTACAACTGCATGACCACTAATTAAGGAATTAAGAACAGGCCAATATTGTTCACGCCCAACCTTAGTCTCTGGTGAGATATTATAGTGCATGATAAGATGTGGGTAAAGTGAAGTCAAGTCAAAAGAAACCACCCAACGATACATACCAGGCTTAATTTCCTTAACGTGACCACCCATAAGTTGCACATCATTTGTTTTTTTACTAAACTGAGGAACAACAATACACCGATCCATAAGATAATTATGAACAATAATATCCCATGGCTTCACTGTGGTCATGGTATCAACATAGTTGACTTTAGCATCATATGCAAAAGCCATGACTAATTCAATGAACCCAAGCTTTTCCTCAAAGCGATCAATCAGTGCTGTGTCCTGAATGTTATAATCAAAGAATAGTTCCGGATTGCGTTGATATAGATCCTCTAGTGATTCATAACCCATGGACTTATAATCCACCTTGCGCTCACCAAGAACCACTTCAGCAATGTTATCAAGCTTATAGCTTTCCTCATTACCAAATGAAAACTTCTTGTATAATTGAAGATAGTCTAGAACGTTGATGCCGGCAGGAGTGTAGGTAGTATTTTCCTTACCATGTGAAACAATTTTACGTTCCTCAAGGATTCCCCATGGAGATAGTTTTTTAGCTTGTTCCTTGCCTAGGATATTTGTAATCCTATTCACAAGGTAGGGAATATCAAAGAACTCAATATTCCATCCAGTAAGAACATCAGGGAGGAATCGACCAGATTGCCAAACATGTAGGAACTTATCCAATAGTTCCCACTCATCCTTACAATGAATATAAGTAATTTTATCTGATTTTGGCTTATAAGGCTTCAGACCAAATACGATCATTTCACCACGACGTGAAATTGTAATAGCAGTTACTTCTTTATCTGCGGTTTCAATATTTGGAAATCCATCATCACTACGTGTTTCAATATCAAGAGAGATGATATTGATTTTGGATGAATCATAGTTGATTTCACCACGATAATTATCGTAGATATAGAGATATGGAAAATTGGATAACCCATGGATTTCCATATTATCCACACCATCGTATCGCTTTAGAAATTCACGGGTATCAGAAATAGAGTCGAACTCTAGTTTTTCGACAGGTTTACCATCTAGAGTTCGAAACTCGGTGCGTGATTCTTTCCTAGCTGGAATAAAGAGATAGGGTTTGTAATTAACAATTTCCGCAAAGCGGCGCCCATTACGATAGCCACGAACAAATACACGATCACCACGGCTAAAGACATTAGTATAAAAAACCGACATATGCTTCTCCAGGAATACCAAGAGTAATATTATTACACCCTATCCCAAATGTCAACCCAAAAGAGTCATACCATAATGGAAAAGATGTTCTCTTTCAGCTAGACCAATAGTACCACCATTAATCTTTTTAGTGACGGTAAGTACATCTGAATTATCTGCCCATTGGTTAAGATTATTTTTATTCCAATACCAGCCAGCCGACATGGTAGCACCTTCGGGTGTGGAAAGATATTCAACCGCTTCATCAATACTCATACCCATATCTGAAGCAAAAGAAGCATAGTTATTGCGACCAGTGAGCTGAATCAAACCACGCCCACGATACTTATAACCATCACCAGATGCTTCATTGCCATTGCCCATTCTACTAGCGTAGACTCTATTAGCAATCTTTTCTGGATTATGAGCATAGGTTGAGGTATTTACATCTTTAAAATATTTTGGAAATACAACCGCTAATCTTTCAGCCCTATAGTTTAAATTCTCTTGAATAACACTAAGACCACCTGATTCATGCCCAACTTGAGCAAGAAACATTGCAATTCTTTCTGTTGTGTTGATTTCAAATTTACCACATACTTCATTCAGTGGATCAACATATGTTTCTAGAACTAATGCCTTGGTTCTCGGAAACATTCCTTGTAGCAATTCTAATGTAATCATTATTTTCTCCTAAAAAATAAAGGGGCAATAAATGCCCCAGTATTTAGATGTTATGTGGTGTTTGTTTAGACTCTAGTTCACGTCTAATTGCTTTAGCTTCTCTATTATCTACTGTTGGCTTAACATTTAAAGATTCAGTGTAAATTGTAAATAATTCGAATAGTTTATAAATCATGTTAACCTTCCTTAGCTTTGTAATATGCCCTAATTGCAAAATAGTCAATTTGGCATCTAGATATACCAATATCTGCTAAACTTCTGTTTGATAAGCGACCCAGGTCATTATGGACACTGTAATACGCATTAATAGCACGGAGTCGCCTAACAAGGCGACCCCAAATATTTTTAATCATTTTTTTCTCTTATTCTTTTGTTTTTTGCTCGGTTTTTTCAACCACTTCAATATTTTTTACATTTGGTTTTTGTGTTATGGTATCTAGCCAGACACGAAGCATGCCATTAATAAGTTCAGCATTTTGAATCTCAACATTATCAGCTAGAGTGAATGCACGAGCAAAATTACGTGCAGCAATGCCTTGGTATAGATATTGCGTTCCCTCTTTATCTTTTGTGTTTAAAGAAGTGTTACCCTTAATTAAGAGTTTATTATCTTCTAAAGTAATCTCAAGATCCTGTTTGCCAAATCCAGCAACAGCCATCTCGATGACATACTTATTGTCTTGAATCTTTTTGATATTGTAAGGTGGGAAATTAGACATTGCTGTATTGGCGACAAATGCCGCACCATCCACCATTTTTTTCATCATAGTATCAACGCCTACAAAATAGCGGTCAATATTAGATGTGTCGAAATTATAAGTTTTCCATAAGGTCATGTGATACCTCCTAAAAGCAAGGTTATTGATATTTGGATCCCATAAGGCAATCCAAGATTATTTATACACCACAATCAACATTTGTCAACAATTAGTGAAAAGTATTTTCACTTTTTTCTTTTGTTGTTATATAAACACTATTTTCTTCAGGATCATAAATATAGATCGGTGTTAATCCAGCTTCTTTGAATAGTTCACCAATGCTCAACAAATGGGCATATGAGCTTCCATACTCAAATTCTTCAGATGCTAACTTTACAAAATCTTCTTCTAAAATATACATTTAAGTTCCTAAGGAAAAAAATATGCTAGGGATATTCAGCGGAAGCAAAATAGTAATATATGTTTTTATAGCAATTACTCTAATTGGATCAGGTTGTGGTATTTATTATGCTTGGAAAAGAGATATAGAGCGCCAAGCACTAATGGATTTTAATCAAAAACAAATGGAGCAATCACTTAAAGATCAACAAGACTTCTTGGAAAAACAAGAAAAAATATCAAAAGTACAACAAGAAGCAGCACGGGATCTTTTAGAAGAAAATCAAAAAATATCAAGAAAACTTGAATCAGTGTCCACTTATCTAGGATCAACTGATGCTAAAAGAAATGATAGACCTGCTTCTGATATTCTTAAAAATACAGTTGAGGGACTTGCAAAGTCTTTGGAGAAGAATAAATGAGAATCCTATTAGCTGCTATTGTTATATTTTTATCTGGTTGTGCTTCTGAACCACAACAGTTCATTACTAAACAAAAACAACTAGTTGTATTACCAGATGAAAAAATGTATAGATGCCCAACAATAGCATTATTTCCAAATTCACAAACACTCACAGATATTCAAGTAGCAAAGCTTTTAATTCAACTACACACCAATAATTTAGAATGTAAAAATAGCTTAACGGCCGTCAAAGCTTTCCTTGAGAAAGCCAAGACGACCGCTGAAGCTAATGAAGAGTTGGATTAAGCAGCATTCTTCCAGGAACCCACAGTAACCCAACGCCAACCAGAATAATAACCTAGAAGCCAAGTGTGAGTTGTAATATCATAGCGAGTAATCATCTTCACGTTAGACATATCAATTAATCTCCTCAATTACGGGCTTACCAATTAGATTGACTCGAGTCAGACTACGGATAAAGGTATGGGCCGCATCAAACGACTTAAATTTCATTGAGTTCTCAACAACATAACCATAGTCTGGTGATGTCGAGTCAGTGATCTTTTGGGTAAAGGTCACTAGAAATTGGTTGTTTTTAGCGGTAGCCATTAGATATATCCTTTTATCCTCAATGAGATTATACCAGACTTTAAGAAAAAGTCAATATTTTATTTAGGAGTTTTTTAGAGATTTTTACGCATTTCCTCTAAAATATTATCCATAGGCATTGGTACATAATCAATGACCTCTACTGATACATTCTTATAGAGTGGATCAGAAAGAGAATTGCAGTGCACATGCCCATGAACATTCCCAAGTGCCCACCGCGGTAGCATTGTAGGATGAACCGGAATATGTGTTAGCACCAATGAATCAAACTTCACTGATCCATGAACACGCTTGAAGTGCTTCAAGAAGTCAGTGGTCTCAAAGATATCATGATTGCCTAAGACCAGTTCCTTCTTGCCGTTCAAGCGATCAACTAGATTTAGATAACGTCGATTGATTACAACATCACCAAGATGATAAACCTTATCATTTGGTGCCACGATATGATTCCAGCGATTGATCATATCTTCATTCATCACGTCAACATCTTCCCAGTTTGGGCGAACACGTGAACCATCCTCATTTAGAAACTTGAGAATGTTAGCATGCCCAAAATGGGTATCACTGATAACAAAAGTTGTGCTCACGGTCGTCGACTCCTACTTCCCATAGTTTTAATATCCATTCCATCAGTCACATACACAAGACCACCCTTATTATAAGCAATCTCGGTACGCTTAGCTTTTTCAAGAATCTTACGTTGAACCGCTACAGATTCTTTATAGAGATTGCTCATAATGGACCTATCCCGCCCACCATCAACAATTGTGTTTGAAAGTTGAACTTTTTCTGTTTTATAAGAAGGCAAAGTAGTCTTGGCTTTTGGCTTGTGCTTCAGTTGTTCTGGATGAACACCATTACGCTTAAGCCAAGCCTCATGTTCTGCTTTAGCCTGAAGTTGTTTAGCAGAGGGTTTAGACTTAGTTGAACCGATATTATTGATATGCGGTTTAAGCAACTGCATCTTTTAGTTCCCATATAATGGGAGTTTTAATCCCATGATTAATGAAGGTTATCGTATGATAAGTATCATCTGCAATTGTTCTTGTCAATGATGTTTTGATTTTAGAATAAACAATGTCATATGCAGAATCCCACAAATCATCTCTAACTTCAATATTAGTATACAGCATCAATCTTGCCAATCACGATGAGCTGGCTTAACACGGCGCATCTTCTTAAGCTTCTTGTGCTTACTTGCGGTAGGTCTGTGGCTGAAGAACCACGAATCACAATTAAAGCAACAAAAAGTCTTTCCCTTACCCTTATTATGATAGGCTGTGGTACGAGTGATGCTTTGCTTTTCACAATTACATTGCATATTATTACCCATGGTCATCTAAATTATATAATCCTATTCTAACAAACTCATCATGTGGAAATAATATTCCAAAAAGAATAGAGTCTGTAGCAGCAAGAACATCTAATGAATATCCATACTCACAAACTTCATTAGTTTTATCATAAACCCAGTTCCACAAATCATCTCTAACTTCATCCCTCACATTATTCATGACTTAACGATAGTGCCTATAATAGCGGGGACGATAATATGGATTATATGAATTATAGTTATAGTAAGGTTGAGGGATATAAACAGGTCGTGGAACATAAATCACGGACGATGACGTATATGGTGCACCATATACGTCATCGACGGGCACAGCGACACACCCAGCAAGAGTGACAGAGATGGTTAGGAGTGATAGAGCTTTTAGCATAAGATTATTCCATAGGTTATGGATTATATATACACCAACTTGGAATTAAAGTCAACGCATACTATCAATGAGATCAAGAATAGGTTGCTCTAGAGCATCTACCATTTCACGTACATGGATAAGAATCTCTTCATATCCACAGCTGTGCCCTCGATCATAAGCCATCCAGCTGATTGCATTTCTAAGCTGGTACGGAAGGCGCTCAAGGATCTCTGCTTCCTTCTGTTCAAACTCATCTTGAGTCATTCTTAGTCACCCTTACGGTTCAATTCCCATTGTCAAAAGATCACGCACCCAATCATGTGCTATAGTTTTGGCAAAGTTAAGAGTCATGCTCTCACCCACCTCCTTACCTTTCCACAAGATTTGGTAACGATGGCCATCTTCCCAATCAGCCCGGAGACGAATTGTCAGCTCGGTGGTGGGTAGTGTAATCTCACCAGGCCGCACAACTTTCCATTCAGTTTGTGGATTAAAAGAGTTCATCACTTGCCCTGATTGCATAGGTTACAGATGCGCACCGCAGCATCAGAAGCCTCTGTGAGTGAGTCAAACCGCTCACACACCGTTGTGCCAAGGGTAAGAAGGATTTGCAACTCTACATGTGTGCTATGAATCACAATATTCATGGTGGCTACAAGATCACTCCGCACAAATACAGTGGGATTGTGGCGGGCAACGGGAATCAGTCTATTCATATCATTATCCTTCTTTTCCATATCGGTCACCTTGTTCATAGTCATTTTATAATCCAACCTGGGATTAAAGTCAACCCCTGATTAGGGCTGGTTTGCCATATAAGCCAGTTCGGCTTCAGCCGCCTCGAGTGCCATGGCAACATTCTGCTCGTGCCCGAAGTCATCAAAGCGAGTCAGCTGAGTCAGGGCAGCAGCATAGACCCGCTCCGCTCGAACGACCGCAGTGATCCGCTGATCAGCCGGGAGCATCTTAACGAATCGGATCATCAGTGGGGTGGCTTTGAGCATCTTCCGTTCCTCATTCATCATAGTCTCTTTATACCACCAGGATGGATAAAAGTCAACCGTAAGGATATCAATGGGTTAGGGCTAAGTGATTGAAAAGATTACCAAAAAAATCTACATATTTCTTATATTTTTTTTAAGCCTAATCATATCAATCACTTAGCTAAGAATACGTCTGAGATCGTGCTAAGTGATCCTAGCGGTATGATAACCCATCCACAGTGGCTTAGGTCGGGTAGGGACGTTTTTAGAACCTAACCCATTGAAAAGATTAGACATCTTGGAAAGCCTAACCCATTGAAAAGATTAGGTTTTGGTTCCAAGTAAGGGTTGATGCCCAAAAAAGTTGCGGATCACCGAAAAAAATTTTGGTAATCTTTTCAATGGGTTAGAACCAATTCATGGCTAACCTATTGATTTTGTTGGGGTTGACTTTTAAAGCATGTGATGGTATAAAGGGACTATGATGAATGAGGGTTAAAGATGACCGACAACGATAAGCTGATCTTTGATACGATCCGCGGCACACTCACTGATAACGAAAGGGTGCTTTTTGACCGTGTGATGCAGCGGGAAGCATACTGCCGCGGCAGCATCGGACAGCTCGTGGCTGAAGCTCTCCGGCGCCGTGAAAAGCTCGACCTTTTACCTGACCATGGTTGACTTTAATCCCAGATTGGATTATAACCAGACTATGATGAATGAGGGTCTAAAGATGATCTGCAAGCTGTTTGGTTTTTTCCGTAAGCCTGCCCCGATGAAGACCTACAGGGTTACGCTGACCTTTGTATACCCTACGGATGATCCGGGTCCGCACGTCAACAAGGCTGTATACCCTCCGGTGCAGGCCCGCAATGTGCTGGATGCCATTCAGAAGGCCTTTGACATGGAGCGCAGCACCGACGGATATTATGTGGAGGGCTACACCAGCGTGCACGCAGACGTGGAAGAAATTTCTGGTTGACTTTAATCCCAGGTTGGATTATAACCAGACTATGATCAATTGAGGGTATCATGCAAGTATCAGTCTGTAAGTGCCCACCCAAGCTCTCGTCCGACATGGTAACCGAAGCGGTTCGGTTCTATGCATCAATGCTCATGAACCGTCAGCTTGTCAAGAACTTGACTGTCGACGTCTTTTTCAAGGGTGAGGGTGTGGATGGTCAATGTGATTCGGACGAAATTGCTCGCCCTCGTGAGTTCAATTTGCATATCAACCCGAAGCGTTCGGTTAAGGATATGCTGATTGCACTGGCTCATGAGATGGTCCATGTGAAGCAGTACGCCACCGGTGAGTCAAGGCAATATGAGCGCACGCCATACGTGACTAAGTTTCGTGGCGTGATGGTAAATACCAATACCATGGACTATTGGGATCTACCGTGGGAAATCGAAGCATTCGGGCGTGAACTTGGTCTTTACGTTCGATTCATGGAGCACTGGAAGAATGTCAAAGCGAAAGCAGATAAAACGTAACCCTATGGCTAGGGTTCTTATTGACCCGAAGTTTCATAAAAGGGTTGTTAAGAGCAAAAAGCTCTATTCACGAAAAAATGTCAAGGCGCCGAAAGAACCCTTGACATTTTTTGTGAGTATGGTATAATCGGTACGTAATCTAGGAGAGCAACATGCCTCGTGGTCGCCCTAAGGGTTCTAAGAACAAGTCTAAGATCGATGCGGTTAACCCAGCTCCAGTGGAGAAGGAAGTAATTGCTCGTCAGAAGGCTCATGCCAAACGGCATCCCAAGGAAGTTCAAAAGGCTGATGAATATGCTGCAACCCTAACATCTAATGTAGCGCCAGCTATTCCAGCCAAGCGTGCATTCTTTGATAACTCCAGGTTTCTTCTTCCTGAAATGCTGACCGAGCGCAAGAAGCCAGTGGTTGTGCCATCTGGCATTCGTCGTGTTTCATTCTCCAGTTTTGATATCCCAAATTGTCATCGCTTTGCTAAGATGCTTATGACCAAATATGGTTACACTGATCCTTCCATGCCTAAGCCTAAGAAAGATGGTAGTGGATGGTATACGTTTGAAATTACTGAACCTGTAGGTAGTAAAAATGTCGACTAAATTTGTTAAATGGAAACCTACTCGAAACACAGAACGTGGTGCAATTAAGCGCTTTGGTGAGGAATGGATTGTGCAATCCCATTTCTTAGACACATCTAAACTTCTTATTGTTCCTAAGGATGATCCTAAAGCTGATATGCGCTGGATTACACATGAGCAAGTCATCAGCCAACGTTGGGAACTGGAGCCAATTTAATGAAGCAAGTCTTGGGTCAAGTCAGGGTTCAAGTCAGGGTTCAAGTCAGGGTTCAAGTCATGGATCAAGTCGAGGTTCAAGTCATGGATCAAGTCATGGATCAAGTCGGGGATCAAGTCGGGGATCAAGTATGGATTCAAGTCTTGGATCAAGTCTGGGATCAAATCTTGGATCAAAACTTATAATTAAAACGGATAATAAAATGTATATTAGGCGTGATTATCTTTACACTCGGTGCACATTTGATGAGTACTATAGTCAATTTGTAACACCAGAAGTGCTTTCTTATGTTGACTCTAAGCTTGGAAATGATATTATCCTATCTAAGGATGAAACCTTCAAGGATATTGAACTTAGTAAATGGGATAAGCTAGTGTATAATCTCAAGCCTCTAATTTGTGACCAACTCCTAATAGAAGCTCAAGAAGGTTGGTCATTAATGACTGGTGTATGTATTGTAAAACAGGCTGCACGGATCATATGGAGGAAAAACAATAATGCGCTTGGAATTCAGTGATGTAATTACTTGGATTTTGGTTTTTGCTTTTCTAATTTTTGTGTTTTTGGTGTTGTGATGAAAATTGTAGCTAAAAATCCAATGTGGGATAGAAAGCATTTGTGCTTCTTTCATATTGATCAATATGATACTTTCTATGGTGAACTTCTACCCATACCAACCTGGGCTGAAGCAGATTCATTGTGCATTACGGCTGATATTCCATCCAAGATGCGCATCATCCCCAAAAGATTAATTGTTTCTATTGATGATACGACACAAAAGCCTGTAGTTGCTAAGCCAATAAACCCCATCAAAACATTTAATGTAAAGGGCTCCAAAGGAGAAATTTACACCGTTACAATTGACGGTAAACATAGCACATGTACGTGCACTGGATTTGGTTTCAGGCGTACATGCAAACACATTAAGGAAGCATCATGAATTTTACACGAGAAGAACTAGAAGATATCTGGAACAATAAGCCTTATGGCTACTTTACAGATCTTCGAAAAAAGAAAGATTTAAGTAAATACAGAAAGTATGTCATTGAAGCTAAGGTTCTTAAGAATTGTGGAACTAAAACAATCACTGTGCATGACACAAAAGAAAATGGTGTTATGGTCCAAAATGCAAGAAATGTTCTTCGAAAACAAATCTTAGATGAGTTTGGTGAATATGTAACTGTCAATTATAGAATCTTATCAGAATAGTCTATAATATAAAAAAACCCATGTGTCTGATTATAAATATCAGGTTCACATGGGTTTTTCGTATGGAGAAGAAATGAATTTTGATCTTGAACCAGAATGGATAGTAACTTCACCCGGTGTTTTAAATTTAAACACAACTGAGGTATCAATAGCATATCAACCAAATTATGGTGTTTATTTTATAATGTGGAAAGATAAAGTTGTAAATTCAAAAGGGATGCATTTTTCTCTGGATTCAGCAAAGGAAACCGCTTTATTATATATACATGATTTGCTTCGTATGGGATATGAACCATAAAAATAAAGGGAGAACCTAGGTTCTCCCTTTTTAGTTTAGCTATTTGAATTGTTCCTAATTTCCTCAAAAGTCATATCACGGATTAGTTTACCATTAAGGTAAACGGTTTCAAGTCCATGTTTCCAACCATTGAGTAATTCAGGTGTTGTTTCACTTGTGGCAAATTTATTATCTTTACGCCACAGTTCAAGTAGACCTGCTTTGCTTTTCTTACCTGAATCGGTAATAGGATCCTTTAGAACTTTTCTCCAATCATGTTTACCGATTCGCACAGCAGAGCATTTCATTGCAAATTTCTGTGTATCCCTATTCACCTGTTGAAGAAGAGCACCACCCATACCAAAAGCAATATTATCAGCAGAGTAGCCGTTATTATCAAAGACAGTAAGGATATCCTTGACTGTGTTATAATTGACCCCATCACCCTGGATTAATCTAACATTATTCAGGACTCGGTATCCCTTATCATTTACTGTAGAGCCAAATTTCTTATCTAGGAGCTGAATAAGTTTACAATTTACAGCAACCGGTTCACCAGAATCTGGTCGAATAACCAGAGTAGCACCAGAGTCGATGATCTTTTGTTTCAGCTCACCACCCCAGAGATTTTCTGCTGCATTGAATACATCATAACTATCACTCACAACAGCAAGAATAGCACCAGGCTTGGCAAACTTATTCAGCATATTTTCATATGCTTTTACTTCATATGGGCGACCCCAACTAGTAATTGTGCTGTGTTCTGCGGCTGGAATAGAGAAACCAGCAATGCCTGCATTATAATGCTCACGAGCCCAAAGAATACCCGCAATGGTATCAGTACCCATGAAATTAATTAGATGCGCAGCACCACCAATTCCAGCGGATTCTTGACTTGAAACACCACGTGCACCGAAGTCATGAAGTTTAAAGCTAAGTCCAGCAGGATCACCATTCTTTTCTAAGAATCCTTTAATTAGATTCTTGATGGCTTTGCTGTTGGTTGCTACAGTTGTAGGATACCAAATTGCACGAAGCAGAGCTGTTTCCAAATGTGTTGTCAACCAAAAACAATTTGGATCTGTATTTTCAATAGTAAGTAGAACATTACTTACAGGAACAATAGTACCTTCTGGAACTGCACGGATATGGACTGGTAGTTTACCACCGTGGTTGGTAACAATATATTCCCAACCAACACGATTAAATGGTTCACCATGGGCTTGCATAATTTCTTCTGCTAGATCAATGTCTGCCATTGTCACCGGCGTTAGAAGATAATCTTTAATGAAACCCTGTAGACCAAAGAATAAAGTTTCTAGATGTTCACCACCTCGTGATTCAATGTAGCTGTGAACAATTTCAGTCCCTTCTGGGTATTGTTCAAACATTGAAACTTTATAGCTGTCAACATTAAGTAGAATATTTTTTAGAATAGTCATTAGATAAACTCCTTATCTTATTTCTTAAGTTTGGTAAAAGCTGGCATTGGCATAACACCAGTCATAGTAGAGATAATAGCAGCATGGTCATCATAGAGCTCATATGTATTAAGAGCATCAGTGAGTGGCACCCATTTACATAGTGCAGCATCATCGGCGCCATTTGCTCGTGGTAGAGAATAGTCTGGATTTGGACTGATCCTCATATAGACTGCTAATGTATTCCTTAGCAAGCCAAATGATCGAGACGGTGAATCAAAAAGTTGAGTCTTGACAATAGAGCCACGAAGAACTTTTTCTGGTACTCGAACATTTGTTTCTTCTTGAAGTTCACGAATAGCACAATCAAGAAAAGTTTCTTTATTATTTCTAAATCCACCTGGTAGAGCCCAACATCCAGCACCTGGAGCAAACTTACGTTGGATTAGAAGAACATGACCCTGACATTCTAGAACAGCATCAGAGCAGTTGAAGTTGAGAGTATCAGGGAATGGATAGTTTGCAAACAGTTCTTGTTCTTTCTTATAGAACAGATGATCTTGATAGACCGTTTCCGGCATACGCTTATCATGTTCTGCAAACATCTTTGCACGAATAGATGTAGCATTTACTGTATATTCGGCTTCAATATTTTTGAAGTTCCAATCTGGAAACCAGTTAAGATAGTCATTACCATCTTTTGTGTGACCAAAAAGAGTCGGTGGTGAATAGATGCCCCAATTCTTTTGGGTATACTCTACGCTTGCACGTACATCTGCCATCCACTGAGTATGGGAGTATTGATAGTCATTAAGGGGAAGAATGTCAATCAGATTGTCAATCTGTTCCCATTTTGAATGGAACATCTGAACTCGCTCTGAATAGGTCCATGGATTTTTAATGCTACGGCACTGATTAGCCGAACCGATAAGGACCAGAAGAAGGTCTACTTGCTTAGCGGCAACCTTGATTGCCTGAATATGACCTTCATGTAAGGGCTGAAAACGCCCAATGAATACGCCTAATGTTTTCATGTTCTTAACTCCTAAGAAACAATTTATATGTATATTATATACCACCTGTGGTGGTTGTCAATCAAAAAGTTTGGCACCAGTGCTAGGATTCGAACCCAGGACGCACGGTTTTGGAGACCGGCATGTTACCGCTACACCACACTGATAGTATTAAGTCTTTTTACACTCTATAATCTTATATTGAATTTCAGACTTATGCTTCTGAAATACGCTATTCATATGCTCAACCATATTTATCTCATCTCTGCAATCAGGGCTAGTGCTCTGTAGATTAATCGGGGAGCCCGTAGGAACCCCACCGATTAACATAGAGACAACAAGTACAATATTCATTAGAAATTGTACCTTTCAGCCATAAGGGTCTTCATCATCATTGCCTCTGGTGTAAACTGTTCTAGATCGGAAGCCAGAATAGACTTGAGGATAGATGGGCTGAAACCAGAGACTAGAGCCACACCATTCTCATTTTCCTTTACAGGAACATTGTCGTGTGAATTTAGATTCCAGAAAACAATCTTTGGCATTGTATAACCGGCATCTGTAAACTTGCGACGGAATGTTTCCATAGCAGAGCCATCAAAGCGAGCGCATTGATTAAACTGCATGTCTGAAAGAATAAGAAGAGTGGAAGGCATATCCTCCTGTGGCACATTACCATTGACTGCAGTGTGAAGGATTAGATCCATTGCGGCAACAATGTTGGTGCTCATAGCCCATGAAGATTTAATCATCTGATCAATCTTCTGTAGGATATTACCACGAAGAGTTAGTAGTTCTGGTTGACTAGAGAATGTAAGGAACATGTCCTTAAAGTCCCCAGTATTCTTATCAGCACAATACAGACCAAGAGAAACAGCCACATCAAGGCAAGATGTGGTGCTAGAACCACCAACTGGGCATGTCATGGATCCAGAAACGTCAACCAGAGGAAGAACGTTTGAACCATTCATATAGTTTGGTAGTGCTTCCCACTGAGCCCGAACAGCATTTAGTTCTGCTTGAGAGTACCCAGCTGAAGTCCGATAGTGACTAATCTTACCCTTGAGTACATCATAAGGATAGACTGCACCAGCATTGATCTTGACTTCTTCACGAACCTTAGGATCAGTGCTGACAAGCTTTGATGTCCATTCCTTATACTTGGTAGTATTACGGTTGAAGGCCTTCTTATAGCGAGCAGAAGCAACAGATGGGACATGATTGAAGTTGATAGAATCCCAATCTTTAGCGCACATCTGGCTCTCAACAACAGAAGAGAGATTGACTAGAGTCTTACGGTACTGCTTAGGAGTGAAACCTAGAGCATTACGAAGTTCAATAGCAATTGGTCCCTTACGTGGCATCCACTTTGCAGCTAGACCATCACGTGTTGCAAGAGCACGTCGAACCATTCCAATAGCAATATTACGTGCTTCACCAGAAGTAGAGAATACGTCATCCCAACGCCCAAGTTCTGGTACACGAAGTACTAGACGAGAAGCCATATTTGGATCGTTATCAGAGACATATGCAAGAATAGAACGGAAAATTTCACGTTCACCTGCACCGGATCGAATATCACGAGCCCATAGAGCAATACGGCAAGCAAGTTCCTTATCTTGAACATATGCTGCAATAAAGTCTGGTAGGATATTCTTACCACGTGAAGCACCGATCTTATAGAATAGATCAACACATGGATTGGTTGTGCTCTTTAGAGCCTTCATACCGTTTGTGGTACGAGTAGTTTGATTGAGAGCAGCTTTAGCAAAAGCGTTCATAATATAGTTCCTTTCATTGACAGATTAACCGATCTGCAAGTTATCACACCTGCGCCCAGATCGTTGGGTTCTTTGATATCACAAAAAGTGACTGGAGATTGTTTTTAGCGGAAGTTAATCTTAAGTAAGATAACAGAATAGCATGCTTTTCCTGGCACCAGCCTCGCAACGGTCGAATCGAACGACCACGGTTCTTGTTCAAAGAGAAGATTTTTATGTTGCTGTAACTATTCTTTATTCTTAGAAGATAGCAGAATGTTGTTTTTTTAGGTTGGATTTGAACCAACTACCAGGTGTTTTGAGGACACTTTGCTCTACCGATGAGCTACTATTTGGTTTGCTGAAAACATCCTTTAGATATCAGATTCGCTTTTTTTTGCAGTTTTGATTTACAAGGTCAATTGCTATTTGATTGCTGAAACGAATCTATAAGTTAGCGGGTTGGACTTGGTTGCTGTTTGGATTAGCTTTTATAGGCTGAACCCAACCCTTATTCCTTAATTTATAAGCGTATTATATACCAGATTTATGTCAATGTCAATAGATTTTTTCGGATTGGTGTGTTTTTGTTTTTTCCAATAAAAACTTTTTTAGTTGCTGAAACAAATCCTTAATTGTATTATTAGATCTTAAACACACGCATTAGTTGAAGAGTAGAATGCCCTGTACCTGGCACTTCATCAAAAAGCATCCGATTATAGGTAACTTCTTCATACCTTCGTGTTTGATAGTTATATCGCTGATATGTGGTAGACTCAGTCTTGCCATTTGGCACATACTTGATAATAGGATAAGAAACTCGAACGGATTGAATCTGCCCAGACTTATTCTTATTTACACCATTAAAAATGCCTTCTTCAAGTCGTGTACGTTTCCAAGAAGTTGCGGCAAAGACAACCTTATTTCCAGGCTTTACTTCCTGCTCAAAGCTGTTATTGAAAGGCTCAACACAAAAGGTATTAACTCGACCTCGACTCATTTTTCACCTCATTCATTGTATAAGTGGATTATATATTAGGCTTTAGTGCTTGTCAACCATTATTTTGGTTCAAAGTATTTGGCTTCATCACCACATTTAAATATTCTAATAACGGCACAATAAGAATTGTAAGCACTTCGACCTGTAACTGAATCAATCTCCACAAATTTCGGATGACCACACTTAGAATACTTTTTAAATGGTATCCCTAAAATAGGAATATAAGACATAGGATCACGCTTTTCAAATTTACAATCTTTACAAAACTTCATATCTTCCATAATATATTTCCTTTTGAAGGATCAACCTACCTTTTATCCAGTTTTGTTCAAGATAAATTTCAAGTTGATCTTTTTTAATTTTTTTATTTTCAAAACCATTATTAATCCAGCAGGTATTAAACTGAGAATTTTTTGATCCTTGTTGATGTTTATTTTCTATAAAAGTCTGTTTTCTTTTCATAACAGCATTGGGAGATTGTGCTTGTTCTAATGCTTTTTTAAGTATAGATTTATTAATTGAAAAATTTGTAGATTTCTTTATTGTTCTATTTTGTTTAATTAACTTTTGTTTATTTTTTTCATAAACACCATTTTGCCAATGTTCTCTGACAGTATTTGCTATTTTTTGTTTGCTATTTTCATTAAGTGGTAATTTAAGATTATTTTTATTAATGTAACTAAACCCACCCTTACCACCTTCAATAAGATTATAAGTTGATTCACTTACTACAACCAATTCTTTTTCTTTGGTATTCATTTCTAATTCATTATCAAATATATGTAATATTTCTTTTTTAAAGTTTTCTTTACCATGTTTTTTAATGGCTGCTTTGATAAGTTTACCAGAACCCATATAATTATCATCTAAATTTTTGGTTTGATGTTTACCTACATAATATTTGTTATTAATTTTATTAGTAATTTTATAGATAGTATAAAACATTTGAGCTAACCTCGAAAATTATAAATAGTCTTATTGATATTGCTATTTATAATTTTCGAGTGCTTATGTACCCGTAGTCGGATTCGAACCGACAACACACAGTTTTTGAAACTGCTACCTCTGCCAATTGGGCTATACGGGCATTTTAGCTTTAAAAATAGAACCTGTCAATTTACTCACGAGAATCTCCAAAAGCAGATATTACGTAATTACCATTAGCAGGATCCATATCAACTTTGATATCCGGTGAATAGCCGGCATAAACATACCGATATCCACCTGCTTCTTCAAATGTATCTACATAAATTTCAGGTTCACCCATTACTTCAAGATATGCTTCATCAGCAGTTGCATTCTCATATTTATCTTGAAGTAATGAAATGAAGTCTTTTAGTAGCATGATATATTCCTTTGGTGCGCCCACCCCGTTCTGCCCGGAGATCAAGACAGTTATGAGCTGTCGGCTTTACTGTTAAGCTATAGGCGCAGTTAAACTATTACTGATTCTTTAGTTGTTTGATTACCATACCCTTATTATAATCCGAAAGTGGGATAAAGTCAAGGGAAATCGCTGAGGCATTTCCATTTTTATAAACCCATTCTAGCCAACTTGTAATCTCATTTAGCTTCTTAGAGTCCTTGGGAATAAGAACATATGTTGCGGATACAATAGGATAGCATTCATCACAAGAGCGATTAATTACATTTGCTTCATTAGTATCCGACCAATCTGCTTTAGCTACTGCTGCCATAAAGCTTTTATTGCTAGGTGCTACCCAAGCTCCAGTTGCACTCTTTAGCACTGCAGTTGGAATATTATTATTTGTGGCAAAAACTTTTTCAACATAACCGATTGATCCCGGCATGCGCTTTACAGTGGCTGCTACGCCATCATTACCACGGGCGCCTGAACCAGCATTCCACTTGATTGATACCGCAGGCACACTAAAATCTTTATCTTGTGAATGTAGATATGAAACAAACACAAATGTGGTACCTGAACCATCAGCACGATAGACTGGTGCAATTGCCATATTAGGTAGTTTTAAACTTGGATTATCTACAACAATCTTTGGATCATTCCATTTGGTAATCTTACCATTGAAAATATCAACTAGATTTTGCCCAGAAATATTTAAGGTATTTGTAGCAATACCAGGAATATTTACAATAACAACAACCGATCCCATAACCGTAGGAACTTGAAACAGATTATATTGTTTTAGTTTTTCTAGTGTCATAGGAGCATCTGATGCTCCAAAATCAACTGTTCGGTTGATGATTTGATTTTGCCCACCACCAGAACCAATTGCTTGATAGTTAATTCCAAATCCAGCAGATTTAGATTCTTCTGCCCATTTAGAATAAATCGGTGCAGGGAATGTAGCACCAGCACCGTTTAGTACTTGTGCATGTGCTGTTGTAGTCAGTAGAGTTGCCGTTAAGCCTGCAATTACAAATTTCATTTATATACTCCAAATAGTTTCATAACTCGTTGTTCATGTCGCCCACCTTCATATTTAGTCTGAAGGAAATTAGTGATGCAATTCCAGATTTTATCTCTATCAGATGCAAATCGAGCACCAAGTGCAAGAACATTTACATCATTATGTTCTCTTGCAATCTTAGCAATCTCTGGATCATTTGTATTTACACAACGAATTCCAGCATGTCGATTAGCCGCAATTGCCATGCCTACACCAGAACCACAGACCAGAATACCACGACTTGTAGTGTGAGATTCTAGAGTAACGGAAGAACATGTTCTATGGGCATAGTCTGGATAATCAACGTGTGTATTTGGTGCCGGAAAGAAAGTGTGGATCTTATGACCAGAGTCAAAGAGCCATACCGAGATTTCTCGGGCTAGCTCCAGACCTGCATGATCACAACCAATTGTAATGGTATAATCCATTACTTCTTTTCCTCAATATTAACAACTAGAGGCTGAATGGTTAGACGCATTGGCTGTGTAGAATAGAGATAGTGGCCACTCCACTGGCGATAAACACCATCAATATTCCAATAGAAGATATATGGGTTGGAAGAACCATAAGTTCCTTCATCAGATGGTGCTTGGCGAACCACAGAGTGCTGACCGCCGTTATTGCCATGAGTGGAAATCTGTTGTGCACGATCGGGTGCTGTTAGGCGCTTAGAACCAGAAGTAATCTTACCACGAACACCTTCATACATAATGGGCTGTCCGGATTCATTGAATAGAATTACATAACCAAGAAGACCTGGCTTGCTGGTAAGTTCAACTCGGTTCTTGATATTGTCAATTTCAGCATTATCGGTGAACTGAATTGAATTTGCTGCTCGTTGGGCAAGTTCAGCCTGGGCATTCTTTACTTGTGGTTGTGCAGGCTTATCTTCATTACAACCAGTAAGAAGAATAGCGCCAGAAACTAGAGCAACGACGGGGAAGATCATCTTATTCATTATATATTACTCACAAGTTTGAATGTTAAGGGAAGAAGGTGCTTCTCGACCTTGGAAAATCGAGACATTAGTCTTGGTAGCATTTGCATTATATCGAGTCACGATATCACGGCAAGATTGACGTTGTGCAGATAGTTCAATCCGAAGGCGAGAACGCTCGGCAACATCTTTCTCTTCGATATACATTTGTCGGGTCGACACAATTTGATTGACTCGTGCTTGGTATTGTCCATGTGCATCATGGAACCATTCATATTTAGCAATCACATTGTCTGCATCAAATGTTCGATTGATAACACCACCAGCGGTACGAAGAGGTTGGGTTGCAACATTGAGCAAAAATGCCCCACCAGCAACAATACCTAAACAAACACCACCGATAGCGGTCCACTTTAGAGTCTGTCCTGCAAAGTCTTTAAAGTCACTCATCTTTTTTCCTTTTCTGTGTATTTTTATATTTTTAGTCTAAGAGTTCATGAAATACTTGATTATAGACTGGTTTCATCTAGTTCATTTAATGTATGAAATACTTGACGTGAAATATGTCTTGCATTTGAACCCCATAATTGTCTCCAGGCTTCATTACAAATTTGCATTGGTACTTTAACATGGACTTGATCCGAGACTTGACACCTTACTTTACCCCAAACATCATTATATACTTGCATATTATAATCTTTCCATATTACATCATTTTGTCATAGACTATTATATCCATATTTGGGTAAATGTCAATACCTTTTAGTTAAATATGGCTCGAAAAAGTTGCTTCATAAAACCAGGCTTTTTCACTTTGTCTGAGTAATCAGGTGCTTTAGAATTATTCTGTGATTTTTGAAGCATTTCGAGCTCAACACGATCAAGAAAATCAGAAAATCGTTTAATACCCTTTTCATATCCAAGAACATTGAACTTAAGTTCTGATGGAGATGTGATCTTGTTATCAGAAGATTTTAGATGGATAATATGAATGCACATACCACCTTTTACTGCATTTGTAAAAACAGTGTGGATATAATCCTGAAGGTATGTTGCTTTAATATTAACTGTATATGTAAGTTTGTGTGTATAAGATTCAGCCATATACACGGTTTTATCTTTATAAACAACTTTATCTTTATAAACAACCTTAGTTTCAGGCTTTTCATCTAGAAGCGTAGAAACGTTTCCGCTTGAAGCCATTCTACGAAGAGCGCTAAAGGCAGCTGCAGCTTCGTTCTCTCCGGTATCCGGTCGAAGTGCAAGAACAAGAGTCTTACGGAAACGGTCATTCATTGATGATTCTCTTTGTTTACAAGTATATTTTAGCAGAAACTAGAGACC